GTTGACCCGCAAACCGGAGAGGTAACAAGAGCCGCCGGATCATCGTATGGTCTGCGCTACGAACAAATGTTGGCATTCATCATCGCTTCACTGGAATAATTAATGCCACTCGAAAGTCCAACAGTCCGCGACGGAGACGCAGGTTTTCTCGGCTTTGCCAGCCGGATGAATCCGGTGGCGTTGCCGGCGGGCATGTTGCAACTAAGCGAGAACATGCGCCTCGATCGCGGGACGGCGAAGACGCGCAAGGGGGCGCGGCGGTTGGCGGATGAGATCCTGCCGTCAAGCTATCCGATGACGTTGCCGTTTAATTTTGAGGTGACGTTGCCGGTGGATTTGAATTTCACGCTGGCACTGAACCCGGACGGGCTGGTGCTGCTGAATCAATATCCGGGCGGGATTTTTGCCAGCTACAGCTACCGTTCGCCGGGCTGGAACAACCAAGAGTCTATCGTGCTGGCCGGCGCCAGTGCGGCGCATGTCTATGTGGACAATTTCTACGCGCCCATCGTGGATGAGCAAGGCAACCCGATCACGGATCAAGATGGCAACGAGATTTACTCACAAAGCTACGCCGACAGCATTCCGTATCCGACCGGCGAGACCATCGACCCCAGCGACACGGTGAGCATGGTGCAGGCGTTCGACCGCCTGTATCTGCTCCGTGAGGCCAGCCCGTCGCAGCAGGGCTTCGAGGAGAAGCCGGCCGGCCCGATCACGGTGAGCGGCACGACGGCCACGGTGACGTGTCCGCAGCATGGGCTATCGGCTGGCATGCGCGTGCGGCTGGAGGGCGGGACGGTGGCGGCGTTTGATGGGCAAGAATTTGAAGTGGCGGCAGCGCCCAACGTCAATAACTTCACCGTTACAGTCCCGAGCGGGACGGCCTCGGACGCGACAATCATCGGACGCAAGGTGCGGCGGACGAAGGCGCCTCTCTATTGGGACGGCAACCCGCAAGGGGCTTTCGTGAAGGCACCGGCGGGCATTCCGGCGGAAGGGCCAACCTATCGCACCATGCGCTCCGTGGGCTGGGCAACGTATGCGAATGGCCGACTCGTCCTTCCGGATGGGCGGGACCAAGTGATGCTTTCAGATGTCTTGAACCCGGATCTGTATGATCCTTTCTTCCAGTCGTTTCGGGCGAACCAAGGAAGCAACGACTACATCGTGGCGGTGCATCCGTGGGTGGAGGGTTCGTTCTTGGTCTTCATGCGCAACTCGATCTGGTTGGCAACAGTAAATCAGTTCGCCTCAACGGATGGCGGTTCGTTTGCCGTGGACTCGCCGGTATCGAAGCTGGAGCTGCTAACGGATGAGATTGGGTGCAGCGCCCGGCAGTCCATCGCCACGGCGGGACAGTTTGTCTATTTCCTGAGCGACGCCGGCGTCTACCGGCTCGACGCTCGGCTGGATCTGAAGCTGCGCGGCGACACGAAGCCATTGTCGGACCCGATCACCGACCAGATTGGGCGCATCATGAAGAATGGAGCGGCATCCGCCGTTGGCATCTGGCACGACAATCGTTACTGGCTGGCGGCACCGGTCGATGGGGCAGACATCAACAACGCCCTCTTTATCTACTCGGCGCTCAATGACCAGTGGGAGGCAGTGGATTATTACGGCTTCGGTTTGGACAACTTATTGGTCAGCGGTCAATCCACCGACCGCCGCCTGTATGCGGCGAGCCGGGCGGGCAAATTGTTTCTCATGGAGGATCTGGAGCGGGGCGACGATCCGCCGGACAGCACGTTGCGCGAGGAATTTTTCACCGCCGTGACCGGCCGCATCCGCACGCGGCGGTATGGCTTCGGCAGCATGCACACCAAGCGGTTCGTCCGGTCGATGGCCGATGTGGTGCTGCCGGATACAGCGTCCATCACCGTGAAAGCCTACATGGTCAACCCAGATGCCGAGATCACGCTGGTGCCAGGGCAAACCAACACCTCGGGGCTGGCCGAAGACTATACACTGAAGCAACCGATCAGGCAGAAAGCGCACTACGCCGAACTTGAATTTCTAACCACGGCCAACCGGCCGGAAATCCGCAACGTCTCGATTGAAGCAACCGCCGAAGGTTCGCCGCAGACCGAGACCAGAAACGTCGCTTAAACATTATGGCTCAACTTACAAAAGGACAAACCTTCGCCGGAGCCGAGACGGTCACGGCGACCAAGCTCAACAATCTCGTCGATAACGCGACCATCGCCAATATCGTCAATGCTGACATCTCAGCCTCGGCGGCCATCGCCCTAAGCAAACTGGCGACCGGCGCCCTGCCGACCGGCATCACAGTTGCCTCGGCTAATCTGGTAGACGGCACCATCGTAGACGCGGACGTGTCTGCCTCGGCCGCCATTGCCCTGAGCAAACTGGCCACAGGCGCCTTGCCCACGGCGATCACGGTGGCCTCGGCCAACATCGTAGACGGCACCATCGTCAATGCGGACGTGTCCGCCTCGGCGGCCGTCGCCGGGACTAAGATCGCGCCGGACTTCGGCAGCCAGAACATTGTGACGACCGGCACGCTGGGCGCAGGGGCAACCACGCTCTCGGCCGCGCTGACGTTGGGCAACAATGACATCGTTTCTGGCACCGGCGCCGGCACCAAGATCGGCACGTCCGCCAGCCAAAAGCTGGGATTCTTCGACAAAACTCCAGTCGTTCAGCCGGCCGCAGCCAACCAAGCGGCGCTGACCAACAGCACCGGCGGCACGGCAGACGGCACGCTGGCGGCGGTCAGCGGCACTGGCGATGACGCGGACATCAACAACAACTTCACCGAGTTGCACACGCTGCTGAACGAAATCCGCACGGCGCTGGTCAACCTCGGACTCATCAAGGGGGCAGCATAATATGGCGACAATCAACATCACACAGGGCTACTCATGGACATCGGGCGAGGTCGTGACGCCGGCCAAGATGAACTCGGCGGCGGCGCCGACCGCGGCCTTGGCGGCGGCATCTATCGTCAACGCCGACGTGTCGGCCACGGCGGCCATTGCAGGCAGCAAGATCACGCCGAACTTTGGTTCGCAGAATGTCGTGACAACCGGCGCCGGCGGCATTGGCACGGCCACGCCCGCAGCCTCGGCCCAGCTCGAAGTCGCCAGCACAACCAAGGGATTCCTGCCGCCGCGCCTGACCACGGCCGAGCGCGATGCCATTAGCTCCCCCGCCGCTGGACTTGTCCTTTACAATTCGACAACGAACAAACTCCAAGTCCGCACGAACACGGCATGGACCGATCTGCACTAATGCTGCCATGGCAAAAAGCAAAAGCATGGCAAGACGAGCACGACGCAACGACGGATTTCTGGACGCTGCTCGGCGAGCATCTGTCTTCGGGCCTTGTCTGGAACAGCTCCAAGACGTTCATGCTGGCCAGCGAAGCGCGGTGGAATGCGGAGGAGCAAGCCTTTGAAAGCGGCGAGCCTAACTGCTGGTTCGTGCGCTTGGCTGCTGCTGCTGGGCACACAAATGCTGTGCGGGAGTTTCTGCGCGTGGCGCCACGTCCGCAGCAGTATGTGGCATGGTGCCGCAGGGGCAGCTTTGAGCCGCGAGTCTACGATTGGAACAAACTAATTAAGAAAACAGGAGGATAATACTATGGGAGGAAAAGGACCAAGCGCACCAGCGCCGCAGCCAGTGCCAGCCGCACCGGCGCCGATTGATTACGATAAGATGGCCGCCGCGTCGATCCGCGTGGCCAATGCACAGATTGCCGCCGAAGAGGAGTCGATCAAGCGGCTTTATCCGCAATACATCAACATGCAGTTTGGGACCGCCGACCAGCTCGCCGGTCGTCTCAACAACGAATACCTCCAGCGCACACGCGGCGTCATCGGCGAGGAGCTGCAAGCGGCGTCCGCGCCGAACGCCATCGAGGCGCAGCTTCAGCGGGATGCGGAGTCTGAACTCGCGCTCGGCCGTTCGCTCTCACCGGAGCAGCAGCGGGAAGCCTCGCAGTCTGCCCGCGCGGCATTTGCGGCTCGCGGTCTTGGCACCTCGATGGGCAGCAGTGCGGCTGAGATCCTTAACCGCGATGCCTATGGGCAGCAGCGTCTGGATGCGCGGCGTGGCTTTGCGGCGAATGTGAACCAGATGGATCTGGCGCGCAGGCAGCGGCGGATTGGCCTCGGCGGGATGTACATGGAGATGGACCCATATCGTCAGGCGCTCGGACCCGCCTTCGGCCTTGGCGGCGATACGCTGCGCACTTCGCAGGGTCAGGTGAGTAATATCTTTAACAACTCGCTGGCCCAATCCGGCAACGTGATGACATTCAACACGAATATGGCTGCGAGCAACCGCAACGCCATCCTCAACAATAATGCCGCCATGCAGGCCGCAGCAATGCAGGCGGGTGCGCAGCAGAACGCGGGCATGATGGGGATGTTTGGCGGAATCGGCGGCGGTGTGGCTACCGGAATCGCGGCGGCTTCTTTCTAATGACCTACGAAGACAAAGTCTCCTACGCTCACCGGCTGATCGAGCAGTCGCTCGCCGAGTTTAGCAATCCGTGCATCGCTTGCTCTTTTGGCAAGGATAGCATGGTGGTGCTGGACTTGGTGCGGCGGCACCGGGACGACTTGCCGGTGGTGTTTCACCGCGAGCCTTGGCAGCCGCACAAGTATCGGTTCGCCGATGCGGTGATCCAGCACTACGGACTGCGCGTCTACGATTTCCCGCCCTCGACCACGATGGTGCAGGACGGCGGCGGCGAGGTGGAGATCGCCGGATACTACCAGATCGGAGCGCGCTACAATATGCTGCCGACCGGCATCCGCGCTCCGAAGGACGGCGAGGACTTTGTCTGCGGACTTGCGGACATCTACCAGCGCCCGACCGGCACGTTCAATTGGCCGTGGGATGCGATGTTCCATGGCCACAAGGCGAGCGACAGCGATGCGGTCTACGGCGACATCACGATCCGCACCGACGTTGCGCGCAACCTGGACAGCGCCAGCCTCGTCTTCCCGATCCGCCTCTTCAGCGATGAGGACGTGTGGCGCTACATCGAGGACAACAATTTGCCCATCCACCATGGACGCTACGAGAAGGTCGGCGAGACATGGCAGGAGCGGGAGGACAAGACTGACAACCCTGACTATGTGACCGCCTGCACGGCGTGCATGGCCAAGGGCGGACCCGCCGAGGTGCTGTGCCCACGGCTTGGCCAACTGGTGAGCAATGTGAGCGATCAGCTCAGATGGTCACAAAAAGAACGCCCCAGCTACCTGCGGGCAGAAGCAGCTTAACAACGAGAAGGAGAACAAAACTATGTTTGGATACGCACCCCAAGAATCAGATCAAAGCGGCCGCATCATCGCCCAAGGCATGATGGGCGCCGCGCAAACCAACGCGCAGACGATGGGACAAATGGGCCAAGACATCGGCGGGGCGCTGGCGTCCATCGGCGGAATGGTCGGCAACGTCAGTCAGGCCAACGCCCAGGCTGACTCTGCATTCGATGCCATCAGCGCCATCGGCCAAATGTATCCCGGCATGAAAAAGATTTCCTCTGCGCTTGAGGGTATGGACCCGCGCACGCGCCGGCTGGCATCCATGAGCATTCTCGACAACCTCGGGGCGATCTCGCAACTGGGTATTGCTGGCATGAACAACCAGACGCGCACTGCGCAGCAAGGGCTTACAGCGCGGATGCCTGCACAACGCGCCGCGGTAACCGCTCAAGCTCGGGTTGCTGCAGGCCAAGGCCGCGTGACCACGATGCCCTCCAACATCAATCCTGACGTTATCCCCTAATATGCCTGCACGCCGAAACAACCAACTACCGCCGCCGGTTGAGCCGGATCTCCCTGCCCTAGAACCCGGTGAGGAAGCCGTGCCGCTTGATGCTATGGACGAAATGAATGGCGTGAGCGGGATGGATTACGACTACGGGACACCAGACGATGTCTACAACGATGTCGCCGCGGAACCGTTGCCGGAGACGGGCGTGGGCTTTGACTTTACCAAGCTCAACGTGCAGACCCGTGAGGACTTCGATGCGTTGCCGGTCGAGCAGCAGGAATTGCTCAAGGCGATGAAGCGCGGCGTGCAGTTCACGCCGGAGGGTGCAGCGCAGTTTGTGATCAAGCAGCAAGAAGCTCGGGCGGAAATGGATCGCAGGGCGGCTATGATGCAGGCTGACCCGGTTCGCCAAGAGCAGACCCGCAAGCTGAAGACTGAGGCGGACGTGCTGGAAGAAAACCGCATGAAGGCGATGCGCAAGACCTTTGAGACGGCGTCCTACATGGATGACTTGCTGGAAAAGACCAAAACGCACCCTGGGCGGCAATACGCCACGGGCAAGAGCAGCATTTTGCCGAAGGTTCCCGGCACGGCGCCGGCGGACTTCCAAGTGCTGCTTGACCAGATCGGCGGACAGCAATTCTTGCAGGCGTTTGAATCGCTCAAGGGCGGTGGCCAGATCACCGAAGTGGAAGGGCGCAAGGCGACCGAGGCGATGGCGCGGATGAATCCGCGGCAGAGCGAGGAGTCGTTTTTGCAGGGCGTCAGCGAGTTTCAGTCCATCGTGCGTTCTGCCAAGGAGCGCGCCACCGCCAAGATCCAACCCCAAGATTCCCCATCAACGCCGGCCGCCCAAAGCGCGGCCCCGCGTCAGCGTAAA